GTTTTGGATCGATAAATGAATGTTTTATTCCACGGAAAGGTGATTTGATTCGTAACATGTACGTAAAGGTTAATTTATCAAGTTTTGGGTATCCTTTAATTGAGACAACGTTATATGAGAGTAATTTACCAAATACATCTACATTTAAGATTGTTGATACTACTGAAACTGCTAATATAACAGTTGGGTCATATTTCACAGGACTTCAAGCTGGTACTAATTACTCTTTTGAAAGAGATAATATCAAAGTGATAGCTTACGATAACACTACTAAAATAGTTACTGTTGATCAAAATGTGACCGTTATTATCAACAAACCAGCTATATTTTTACAGCCTGTTGGATATACAGATTCAATTGGTCATGCTTTAATTGAGCATGCTGATTTAATTATTGGTGGTCAGACTATCGAGCGAATTACGGGTGAATATATGGAACTTAATTCTGATGTATCCGTGAGTGATTCACAACAACAAGGTCTAAAATTATTAGTAGGAAAAACAGGGATAAGAAATGGTTTAGGTCCAGCTGCACCACGGTCACAAGCTGCTGTGACTAAAGATTATTTCGGTGCTTACCCAAGGATTTTTATGGTTCCTTTGCCGTTTTATTTTTTCCGCCATGATAGTTTGAGTATTCCGTTATCGGCCATAGATAAACAAGAAGTTCAGGTACGAATTAAATTTAGAAATTGGCAAAATTTAATTGTCAATATCAATTCCAACCCATTCAGCTTTGATAATTTGGAAACTACACCAGTCATTGAAAATTTGACTCTGGTGACGGAGTATGTATATCTATCAGACGACGAACTCAACTATTTTCGTAACAAACGAATTGACTATATCATTTCACAACTTCAAGTTTCTCGGTTTAAGTTAGCTGCAAATCTAACCAGTAAACAAGTTATATTACAATTTTTGAATCCAGTAAAAGAATTATTTTTCATTATTCAAAATGACAATGTTGTTGAATCAAATGTAGTGACCGGTAATGATTTGTTTAATTTCGATAATGCACAAAACTTAAGTGCTCCATTATATGAGCAACTGGCTAATCTACGTTTGGATTTTAATGGCCAAACAAATATTCCAAGTGAAGTTGCCGATGCTGTATATCTTCGTGGTGTTCAGCCGTTACTTTCTCATACACGTGGTCCCAACCGACGATTTTATCTATATAGTTTTGCTTTGGATCCAGAAAATGATTTACCAACCGGACAGGTAAATATGAGTCGCATCACAAACAAACTGCTGGATATAAAAACAACTACAAATACTGAAGATAGAACAATTTCTGTATACGCAGTTAACTTTAACGTTCTCAGGGTACAGAATGGTCTTGCGGGAGTTATCTTCAATTTTAATTCTGATTAATTTTAAACAAATGGAAGAAGGAAGTTACGCAGCTAAAATGGTTGAAGAAGCTATTAATATAATTACACCAGTAATGGAATCAACCGCTATTTATGCAGGGAAGTATGCCAATGCATGTGATAGAGATTTCATTACTGGTGAGGATATGAAATACGCCATGAGATATTGTGCTCGAAATATGGTAGGGAAACATTCAGGCAGTTTATTCCCAGAAATTTATGATGAAGAATCATCAGAAGAAGAAGAAGAAATAGAAGTCATGGAAGAGGATGAAGAACACTGTTTTACCAGATACACAGGAGACGATGAGTTGATGAATGGTATAAACAACGCATATGATACCTGGGATGAATGGGAACCACAATCACCCATTGAAAAAATGCTTCAAGATGCTGTAAATAAAAATAATTAATTACAAATAATTATCACATGTTTGAAAAGGAATATGCAAATATAAATAAGGTAGGTTTTGATGAACCAGTCGGTTGGAAAAAAGACGATTATAGCTATATCCATTCTTCTTCAGAAGAAGAAAAAGAAGAAGATATTGTGTCATATTCCGATAGCGAACCGGTTACAGAATCTGAGTCCGACACAGAATCCGATACAGAACAGAAAACTCAGCCAAGTTTAAAAAAATCAAACTCAAAGAATAAACCCACCATCAGGAAAGAATATAAATGTATTCTCCAGGAAGAAACTGATTATATTTATGAAAAAAAAATTTCTTGAATTATAGTATAAAAAAAACTATGAATGCTGTTCAACAAATTGGTGCTCAGGCTGGTCAAGTACTTCCCCAACTCGAATCACAATCACTGAATGCTCTGGTCGGTGGTTTTGCTTTTGCTTCAGCCATCGCGTGGATGGATGTCGCTCGTTTTGTTATAGCCCAGGTCGTTAACGTACCAAAGAACGGTGGTATGTACTATACACTCACAGCTCTACTGACCACTCTGTTATCAATCGTGGTATTTATGCTGCTCCGTCGCGTGTCAAGCAAAGTCAAACAGCCATCCCAGACTATGTACGCCGTCACCCGTTAAGAAACCACTACAGTAGGCCTTTTAAACATGGATAACAACAGAAGACCAACACTTAATGCAACCGCAATTATAATAAACATTTGTTTTTGTTTATAAGATATTCGTTCCTTCCTTTCAATTTCAATTGGGGGAGGTAATGCAGTTGGAGTGACATTTCTTTCTAAATTATTCAATTTATCAAGAGAACATGTAAATTCAATTTTTAAAACGTGATTTCGATTACCAAAATCATAAGGAATCAGTTTTGATCCATTGTTATAATAAAATTTAACACGCAATCGATCAATGCTCTTTTCAGATCCTTTATAGAACTGATGGTCAACCGGATCATCTCGACCATTATAGTCTAACATATCTCCAGTTTTATCACTTGTAAGAATACGTCCCATATAGGTAGTTGTTAAAGGCTGTGTAATAGGAACGTCATTGTATATATTACCGAAACTAAATTCACCACCGTTCATATAAACCATCTTGTCAAATGTAGATGAACCACTCGATAAACCCAGAATTAAAGAATTTGGTCCGTAAAAGTTAACTACATTTGAAATCAAAGTTGTGGCTGGTGTTGTATTGGCGAAAGTAAATCCTAAAACGTTGGCAGGTGTTCCAACGTTTGAATTCGTCACGTAACCATTACTTCCACCATAGAAATCAAATGAAAAATTTACAGAACTTGTAAAACTTAAAGCTTGTGTATTTTGGTCGTATGATACTGCAATATCATTAGCCCCACTAAAATCTGTAAGTGAATCTGTTAAATTTGAAGCCAATTGATAACCATCGGTCCATGTTCCTTCTGTTAAAACAACAGTGTTACCTGTACCGATATCAAACTGTTTGTTTCCTTTGTTAATTAAAAGCTGACTATTTGGAATAAGAGCGCTAACAAGTTTAATGTTTGTCACATTATACATTCGCCTGTTTAATTTTATTACGTAATCATTTGGAGATGTATATTTCAATGGGTCTCTCTCGCTGTTGTAAATATCCAATATATTTGATTCAATTTAGTATTTATTAAATATATATAAAAAATTAATTGATTATATACTTAAGTAAATACAATGTTGAACACTCTGTTTTCCGATTACGAAATTCATGATATTGATAATGATACGATTACACTTATATGTGTAACTCTCAAAATCAATATTAATAAGAATTTATTGTGTGGCGATGTGTATGATATGGTGACTATCCAACTCAATACTGGGATAATTGATTTTTGTATAGAAGAAGAGGAAGATTCTTATACAAATATTGGAAGTTACAATTTTAAACTTGTTCAAGAAATAGTGTGAGCCAGTGGGTTATTCGCCAATTGTCTTTTAGCTACGTTAAGACCTCGGTTGGAAGACCGTGGGTTTTCTTGGCCTTTGTAAGGATTTAATTGATAAAATTCACTCTGTACATAATTTTGAGTCCAACCACCAGAAACGGGTCCAAGTCGTCCGTCGTATTTATTTGAATCTTGACGTACAGCGGTTATAGCTCCGTTTGCGTTGAGTGGACCCGATCTGACATTCATTCTCCCAGCATTACCTTTTCTGTTTTTCTTTCCTCTGCGATCATCTGGTCTAAAACCATAGGCTTCTAACTGTTCTGGTGAGTAAGCAACTCCCTGTTGTGGTTGTTGAGCCAATAATTCACTTCCTGGTGCAATTGTATATCCGCCAATAAAATTAGCAATACCTGGTGTAGGATTATCTACGTGATAAAATTCCTGTGTATTCAAATCACCTTTATTTCTTGTTGGGTCTTCAGACCGTGTCAAAGCAGACACAATACTCTTCGCCGGTGCATATTCTAAGCCATCTGAACGTGTTGTAGTTTCTGCGCGATTTGTCTGACGCTTCGTTTTTTCTTGTTTACCTCTCCAGGTCATTGCATTGAGATCTTGTGCACGTCCTTCAACATTGGGACGACGTGAAGGTAAAAATGCTACGGTGGATGGTGCATTGTGTGTTAACTCTCCGACTTTACCTGGCATACCACCAGTAATATCACCACCCGGAGCAATGCGCCCAGGTAAAGTTGTGAGTTTATATGCACCAACATTGTTAGGATTTACACGAAACAATTGTTGATAACCACCATAGGCAGGGACGTCTGCGCTTAATCCTAAACCTGGACCAACTAATTGTTTTTGTGTAGGTGCCAAATTATTCATTTGGCCACTTACGTACGGGCGGTCTCTAAAATCTTGTACTGGCATGCCATGTGGATTAGCAGTAGCAGTTGGTGAAATATCAGCGAAATTTGGAGGTGTTGTTTTTTGTTCAAATTGATTACCTACACCTGATACACCAAAATCATTTGTAGTATGTCCTGATAATGAATTTGTAATTGTTGTCATATTATCATTTTGAAGTGGTGACCGCTGCGGCTGAGCATCAAGCAACTGCGCCCGCTGCTGTACCTGTTGTGGTTGTTGGGTTGTTTGTTGTTTTTGCATGCTTAAATTTCGACCAGCTAAAGCAAGGCCAATAATAGCAACTAAGGATAATGGAT